CGGGGATTATCAGAGTATACACCGAAGCCGACATGACTGAACTCGTGGACAATAATCGTCGTCTCGAAGAAGTCCTCGCTGGTTCGAAATCCACCAACAAGTTGGTGGCGAGAGTTCCAATGACAGTATACGAGAAATCGATACTGGAAGATTGGGACGAATCGGATTGGACCAAGTGGTTGAACGATCCTGACAATCAGGCGTTCAGAGTTTGGCGGGGCCGGGTATGAGCGATTTCACGACATTCTTGAGCGACATCCGCACTTGGGGCCTTCGTCCGGATTTGGATGACCCGACGGTAACGACGTTTGTTCGGATGGCCGAAACTACTCTGGACACCCAAATGATGGTCCGCGAGGCGATGCAGATCGTCAATGCAACCATCGGGTCGAATGGGCGCGTATCGCTGCCGCCCGATTTCAACCGCGTTGATTATGTGCGACCCGTCAATGGTACCCCCTACCATTTCGTGGTCAAGGATGATTTTTTCCAGATGGACAACACCTGGCAACACTACACTTTGATCGGTGATCAGATACTGATCGGGGGCACGTTGAGCGATGTTGACACGCTCACCATCGAGATGAATTATTACCGGCGTATCCCGAAATTCACTGATGACTCTACGTGGTTGCACCAATACTACTACAACATTTTCCTTCAGGCCTGCCTTTCGGCGCTGTTTCAATTCAGCCAAGAATTTGAACGAGCGACAGCGGTGGCCAATGTGGTTGCCGGGTGGGTCGCCGACGCCAACATGAATTCTATCAACAGCCAAATCACCACTTCGGTGTTGACGAAGCGAGTACCGAAGAGGCTTGGCAATGCCATTAACTCCTTCCGGTGAATCGGTAGTTCTCAATGCCCTGTACAATTCGGCCCCATATGTGTCGCTGCATACGGGCGATCCGACAGTAGGATCGAACGAAGTGGCAGTGGATACGTATGCTCGCCAGCCATTTGTAGTGCATTCTAACGGGCAAAACCCCACCGTTCTGTCCAATTCCGCTGAAGTTACATTCCCAACAGCAACAGCTAGTTGGGGCACCATCACTTACGCCGCTGTCTGGAACAACACCGATGGCGGTGTTATGATGGCATATCAACCACTAGTTGCACCCGTTGCGATCGGCATAGGGGACATTGTGAAATTCCCGGTCGACGCTCTTTTCTTCTTGGCGGATTAAATGGCTGTAATAAACATAGCATTCGCCCCAGCCAACGCTCCGTTAAAGCGTCGAGCCGATGAAGCTGTGCTGATGAGCCGGGTTACCGGCACTCCATTGCTGTCTCGCATTGCCGCCGCTCGCACCGTCGATATTGACATGAACGTATCGGGCCTATCAACAGGGCCTTTCTGGCGTCCAGTGACAAAGGGTGGCCTTTGGACACCCGCCGAAATATCGCGCCACAAGGGGCTGAAACATGGCTGACACCGTTACCGCAAACTACAACTGGGTCAAGCCAGAAGTGAACGCTTCCCCCAGCACTTGGGGCACAAAGCTGAATTCTGACCTGGATTTGATCGACGCCAAGATCAAATCGATGGACACCTCGACGGCACCAGCTAAAACTTCGCCCGTTGCTGCTGATGTCGTAGGTATTCTCGACAGCGCCTCTTCATTTGCTATCCGAAAGTCTACATTGGCGCAGCTGGCGTCGGGCATGACATCTTCTTTCGGGGTGTGGCCGGTAAGTCAGGGCGGAACAGGAGCTTCCACTCCAAGCGTGGCCCGCACCAATCTAAATCTGGGCTCAATCGCCACCCACGATACTTCGGAATTCACTCCTGTGGGCCGCACCATTTTCAGTGGTCTGGGCTTAAGCGGCGGGGGCGATCTTTCGGCGAATCGTACGCTTAGCGTTGATTTCCAGGACATGATTAATCTGACGTTGGACGTGGGTACGCCCGGCAATTCGCGTCTGATGGGCTATGATACTACGGGTGGTTCCGGTAAGGTGTCGGTGGCCAGCCTTGTTGGTTGGGCTTCCTTGGTTCAGTCCAACCGGCAAATCACTGCCGGTGGGGGTCTAACAGGTGGGGGCGATCTTTCGGCGGACCGCGCCCTCGTCTTGGGGACCCCCAGCAATATCGGTAACAGCACCACAAATAACGTCACCGGTACGTCGCACACCCATGGCCTCGACGCAACCTATGCGGTGGTGTACACCGGGTCGACGCAGAACAACACCAACTTTCCGCTTGGCACCATGATATCGATGATATCTAATGTGGACCCCAACCGGAACGCCAACGCCAACCCTGCGTTATCCACCGACACTACTCAATTCGTAAACGGCGGCCATCCGACGGCTGGTTCCGCCCTCAGCGGCACATGGGCGTCGCGCGGTAAGCAGGCCGGTGGTGGCGGCTATAGCGTTCAGAGGATTGCATAATGGACAGCTGGACAATCCAAGAAGTACGTTCCTGCGAACCGGTCGACGGCGAAGTCGATTCGTACCGGCTCGATATCACGGTGGTGAGCCCGCAGGGGGAAGTCATCGACAGCGATTCGTACATGTCGCGGTCGGGTGATATTTTCGGTGCTAATCCGATTATCCGTGAATGGATTAAGGCCAACAAGTAATGCTCAACCCAATCCCCATTTCCATGCCGCCAGGCATCGTGGCGACGCCAACTAAACAGAGCAAATCTCTGAATTGGCGCGATGGCCACCTTGTGCGCTGGTTGAATGGTCGCATGGTGCCGATCGGGGGTTGGGGAAAGCTACCCTATTCAGCATTTGCGTCGCCTCTACGCGCTATTCATCGGTGGACCGTCAATTCTGGCCAGACCATGATTGCGTATCTGTGCGAAGGACATGTATACGTTGATCAGGGTGATGGGTCGCTGACTGACATTTCCCCCACGACGCCGCTCGTACAGCCGGCCACCACTGTCGCGGGCGGCTACGGTGATTTCACGTATTCCTACGGCACCTACGGCACCCCCCGTCCGGATCGTTCGGAACTGCGAAAGGTTACCTATGGCTATTACGCAGACAATTGGGGCCAGAACCTGTTAGTAATGACCGGCGCAGATGGCCGCTTGTTGATGTGGGACCCATCCAGTATTCCCGGCACCAAGATCGACGCCGTTGCCAATGCCCCCCTTGGCAACCGTTGCTTCGTGGTGACGCCGCAGCGGTATGTCATGGTGTTCGGGTACAGCAACAACATGAACGGCTATGCTTGGTGCGACCAGGAGAATATCACCGACTGGAACTTTGCCAGCCTAACATCGAAAGCAGGCTTCAACAGTGTTCAGCCCGCGTCGCCGGTCATCGCTGCACATCTGTCGGGTAACGACATCATATTCTTCACCGAACTAGGCCACGCCTACTACCTCGAATATCTGGGGGTGCCCTATATTTTCGGTGGGGACCGGTTCTCAGAGGGTGTTGCGCCCATCTCTCCCATGTCCATCATCGACACGCCGCAAGGTGCGGTGTGGGTGGCTGAAGGCGGTTTCTGGACATATCAGTCCCGTCAAGCGTTGCCTGTCGCTTGCGATCTGTGGGACATGATGAAGGTAGAGTTGAACATCAGCCTGTCCAGTTATTTCGCTTCGATGATGCTGAACCCTAGCTTTTCCGAGATTTGGTGGTTCTATTCATCTACTGGCACATCGTTCGGCGTAAACGATCGGGTGCTCATCTATAACTACAAGGAGCGCTGGTGGACCCGCGCTTATATCTCGCGTCTGGGTGGCATCAAGGGGACATATACGGGTGCGCCATTGATGACCGACGGGGCTAATGTGTTCCAGCACGAGAACGGCACCTACTACGATGAGTCGGTGAGCCTGCCGTGGGCAGCTTCATTCCCATTCAACTCGAACGACGGCTCGATCCTGTCCACCTTCGCTCGTATGCTGCCGGATATCGATGGCCCGAGAACCAATATTAACATCGCTGCAGACTACAACATGCACCGCGCAGGGCTTAACGGCGACATACACTTTCAGGGTGACGATCAGCCCATCGACACGCAAGGCTATGCCTATTTCTATCTGACCGGTCGCGATTTTCGGTTCACTGTGAAACAGGTAGTGAACGGTAGCGATCCTTGGTCGATGGGTAACAGCGAAATCCTGTTAATTCCGAGGGGCGTGCAATGACACTGGTATTACCTAAAGTCCCCCAGAATATCGACAATGACACCCGGCTGTATCTCCAGAATCTTACCAAGGCGGTGAGCGACCACAGCCGGTCGACAATCACTAAGGAACAGCCAGTGGATTCCATACTACTTGTGTCGCCGAACGGTTCGGTGTATGCTGTGGGGGTGGACGACACAGGGGCGCTGACCACAACACAATTGAGCGGATGATGAAGCCCGGCGACGTCGAAAAGATCAACGAAAAACTCAGACGCCAAGGCGGCTTCTGGACGTGGAATGACGTGCTCGACGCCATCGAGCGTCAGGAAATGAAGATGTTTGCCGTGGGCGAGTCTTTCGCTGTGGTTCGTATCTGCAAATTCCCTCGGAGAACTGTCATCGACGTGGTGTTGGTGTGGGGTGTCATCAGCGATATGCGCCGCCTTGAAGAGGCAGTGGAAATATTCAAAGAAGCGGCTGGAGCCTCCGCTATATTCGCTTCGGGTCGTCACGGATGGTCTAGCTTGATGCACGGCAGCTGGAAAGCGGTGTCCGTCAACTACATGAAGGAATAACCAAATGGCCAGCAGCCAGCCAGACCACATCACCCAGACTACCCAGACTAAGCTGCCTCATTGGGTCAACATGGCGGCTAAGTCGAACTATCAACTGGCCTCAGAACTCGGCACCGACAAATTCAACCAGTATCAAGGTCAGCGTGTCGCCGATCTTAGCCCGATGATGCAGAAGGCTCAGAACTATCTGCAAGACAGCATGGCGCAGGCTAAGAATGCCTACGGCGGCGCTTCGAGCATATTCGACAAGATTGGTGACTTCAACCTCGACCCACGCAAGATTCAGATGGGCCAATTGTCGGACACCAATCTGAAGCCCTACATGAACCCGTACACCGATCAGGTCATTAATCGGTCGATGGCGGATATGGACCAAAGTCGCCGCGAGGCGCTGATGCAGAACTCCGATCAGGCGGTTTCAGCCGGTGCTTTCGGCGGGTCGCGTCAAGGCATCACCGATGCGGTGACGAATGCTCAGAGCATCAAAGATCAGGGTCTGATGGCATCACAGCTGCGCTCGCAGAATTTCATGCAAGCCCAACAGGCAGCGGAGCAGGATATTCAGGGCAAGTATAGCTCTCAAGTGGGCAACCGCGACGCTAATATGCAGGCGGCAATGGCTCGCCTCGGTGCAATGGGGCAGGACGCGCAGGGCCAGATGGGCATCGCAGGAGCACAGCAAGCAGCGGCGCTTCAGAACTACCAGCAGATGATGCAATCTGGGATGCTTAAGACACAGCATTCCCAGGACCTCATCAACTCGAAAATCCAGAAATTCAACGAGCCACGTGATTACGCTCTGCAGAATCTCAATCTACGGCTGTCGTCGCTCGGTATGTCGCCATACGGCAAGACCGAAAATACCGATAAGACTGAAACACCCGCTTCGAGCGGCGCGGATTGGATGACCGGGGGTCTCGGTATCATGTCATTGCTGTTGAGCTTGTGAGGATACCGAAATGGGTCAATACGACGATCTCATCCGCAAGTATTTTGGAATGGCTGGTGTCGATCCCAACACAGCCGTTCGCGTCGCCAATTACGAGGGCAATCAGCCAGGTGTCTGGCAGTCGAAGGTGAAAAAGAACGGTGTGTTGGAACCATCCTACGGCCCTTTCCAATTTCTGGTCGGCGGACCGGGCACCGGGTTCCCGCGCGGCCTCGGCAACGATTTCATGGACAAGACCGGACTCGACCCGTCTGACCCGAAGAATGCCGAAGCAACCATCAAATACGCGGCGCAGATCGCCCACGATCAGGGGTGGTCGAACTGGTACGGGGCTCGGGACCACAATATCGGGCAGTGGGAAGGCATTGACCGCAATGCCGCCGTTGACCCCGGTTTGACATTGACTAGCGCCGCTGTTCCGGGCGCTGAGAAACTGCGGCAGGCAGTCGCGGATGACACGGCCCAGACGCCGACCGATGGCGTCGCACCGAAACTGCCGCCGCCCATAGACGTCGAGAAGGCTGCGGCGACGCCCACGTCTACAGCCAACCCGACGTTGGGGGACCGGCTTGGAGGGGCGATTTTCGGTGATAGTCTAGCTGCTAAGTTGAAAGAACTAAGCGCTCCCGCTACGTCGACCACTAAAGCTGGTCCCCTAAGCAACTTGGCTGGATTAGCTGGGGCATTCACTGGAAAACAGTCGCAAACTAGCGGCATTCTGCCCACCAACGGTATTCAGCAGGTCGAGGCGGATCAGGCCGCTCGAATGCAGGGGGCGTCGCAGCTGATGGCAACATTGCTGGCTAATCGCAAGAAGGCCATGCCTCCTTCAGTGTCGCCGCTGATGCAATCGCCATTCATGGGCGGCATGACACTGAACAACACGGGGATGGTGTGATATGTCCATCGGTACTTCGATACTCAACTTGATGGGGGTTCAGGACCCGCGCCAGCAGCTACTGGCCCGCATAGCCAGCGCCACAGCACCTGTAGCCAGCGCACCGTACGCAGGCACGCAGCCGCAACCTGATCCTAGTACCACACCGGAAGTGCAGCAGGCGCAGCAGCGCACGCCCCCGCAGCCGGAAGCCCTGACGTCGCCCGACGATCTGAAACAGATGTATTCCGACCTGCTCAAGTACAACGATCGGGCGCAGGGCATCGACAGGGGTATCGGGTTGCTCGGTGCCGCATTCGCGCAGCCGGATAATCGCGCAAATGTTATGAATATGTTCGCTGGCCAAGACGACGGCATGAGCAACTATACCGACCCGGCGAAAATGGCCGGCCTTTCGCTGGAACTCAACAAAGCGGCTGTCGGACGTGCTCAATACGCAGCGCAGATGGCATCGCTGCCTGCCCTCGCGCAGAAATATGGCATCGATTTGCCCACTGCACAAATGTTGTTGCAGTCTGGCAAGCTCGATGAATTCGTGTCGGAGCGCGAGAAGCAACAATTCGAAATCAAGAATCGCCCACATACCTATTTGGACAACAACGGGCAGATCAACGACATTGACCCAAATGCTGGTACGGCGACAGTTATTGGGGGCGAAAAGAAGCCCAACAATGCTGTCGTTGAGGGGCCGGGGGGCCAAAAAGATGTCGTCGATATGAACACCGGCGACGTCCTCAAAAATCTGTTCGGACCGGATGAGAGTAAATATAAGAAGGTTATTTCTGGCCCTGGTAATGCGCAGTTTGTGATGGATACTCGCACCAATGAAATTAAGCCGTTGATCAACGGTGACACTCGGACGCCAAACCAGAAGGACTATGCTCTGTACGAGGAGCAATATCGATCGAACGATTTGACCGGGACCGCCCAGCCGCCCCATTTGTCTTTCGACCAATTCTTGGTGGAGAAGCGCGGCAAGGGTGTTACGGTCAATACTGGCGACAACTCCGATGCTGGCACCAAGGCATTCCAGAAGACCCTCGGTGAGAACGAGGCCAAACACTACACCGCGCTGCAAGATGCCGCAACAGCGGCGCAGGGCAATCGTGGAATGTATGATATCGCCGAAAAAGCACTTAACACGGGAATGAAGACTGGTTTCGGTGCGGATGCTCAGAATACCTTGGCGCACCTGTATTATGCCATGGGCGGCGATGCCGACGTATCGAAGATGACCGCCACCGACGTGTTTAAATCGGTTCAGAACCAGCTAGCGTTGATCAAGCGCAACCCAGCTGCTGGCCTCGGCATGCCGGGTTCGCTGTCCGACAAAGATATCCAGTTCCTCAAGGACAGCGACATCAACCTCGGCGCGACACCGGACGCCAACCACACCATGATCGAAATCGCTCGCCGCATCGATCAGCGCAAGGTGGACCTCGCCAATCTGGCGTCGGACTACATCACGCAGCGCGACAAAGATGGAAAGCTGGTCCACCCGACGCTCGACGCCGGGTTCGACAAGCAACTGCGCCAGTTTGCGGACGACCACTCCCTTTTCGGTGACCTACAGATTGCGCCACAGTCATTGGAACAGCGCCGAAAGGCGGCGTTCGAGAAATACGGCATCACAGGACAATAAAACATGGCTACACTTCAGCAACTGCAAGATGCCCTAGTCAAGGCCAACGATGCCGGTGACGACGCAAATGCGCAGCTGTTCGCCGACGAGATCAAGAAGATGCAGGCGAACGCTGGCCCATCGCCGGATCAGCAAGTCCTTGACAATTACAACAAGCTGCCGTGGTATCAGAAGCCATTGCAGGCGGGCGACGACGTCATGCGCATGTTGGCCGACGGCGCGACTTTCGGTAACGCTGACAAAGCAGCAGCCAAGATGAACAGCTGGCTCGGCGGCACCAAATACGACGACGAGCTTGTCAAGGAGCGCCAGTCCACCCACGACGCCGAGACGCGAGCGGGCCTCGCTAGCATTCCTGCTGAGTTGATGGGCGGCGTGTTGACGGGCGAAACCGCAGCGAAAGCAGGACTGACGCTCGGCGGGCGTTTCTACAACGCCGCTACGCCATTGCTGGGTCGCCTCGGCATGTCCGCTGCTACAACTGCCGCAGAGGGCGCAGGATATGGCGCTCTTTCGGCGCAGGGCCATGACCAGAATGTGCTTGAAGGGGCGAAGAGCGGGGCGGAACTCGGGGCACTGCTCGGCCCGGCTGTCGAGGGTGTTCAGTCAGGGCTCGGCAAGTTTAGCACTTGGCTATCAGGCGTCAACGCCTCGCCGTCAGTGGCGGCACTGAATGCAGCGAAGGACGCGGCGTATCAACAAATGGAGCGGAGCGGGGCGCGATATTCCCCGCAAGCGATGCAGGACATGATGACCGATATGATAGGCGGCATCGTGCGAAATCCAGCTGGGGCGCGCCAAGCCACAGCGCCGAAAGCGCTGGATAAGATTACGCAGATCGCCGACACAGCGACGCCGCGCCTCCCCGGAACACGTCAGAGGGCCGGTGCCCCCGTTTCGATGTATGACCTCGACGAGCTACGCAAAAGCGTCGTGCGCGATGTGATGGACAGCAGCAATGCTGGGGCGGAACAGCACTGGGGCGGCGCAATTCGCGATACGATGGACCGGACGATGGCCGACACGGACCCGTCCAAAATCACAGCGTCGATCGGCACCCCGCAAGAAGCTCACGACGCTCTTATGAACGCGCGTGAATTGAACCGTCGCGCTGGCAACGTCGACGACATGCAGAAGATATTGACCGATGCCCAACGACGCGCCGACGCATCGTCGGCTGGGGCCGGACCCGGCGACCGCATTCGCGGGCGGCTCGCTTCGGTGCTGGAGAGCGACAAGAAATCCCGATTCCTCAATGACGGCGAGCGTAGCCACATCGAAGACGTGATCAGCGGCACGACTACAGGCAACCTTGCGCGCAATCTCGGCGCATTCATGAACTCATGGGCGGGACGCGGCGCGGCCAGTAGTGTGGGCGCTACAGCTGGCGGAATGCTGGGCGGGCCGCTCGGAGCCGGTGCAGGCGCGGCAACTGGCTTTATGGGGTCGCAAGTCGTCAAGAAGATAGCGGACGCGATCGCCGAAAAATCGACTGAGGGCGGGATGCGCGACGTCATGGCGTCGATGGCACGCGGACGGCGCACTATCCCTTACCGAGCCAATGCGCCGCTAAATGATCAGCAGGCTCAAGATATGCTGCGCCGCTTGCTTATCCTGCAGGCCCAGCACCAGTCTTCCCAATCAAACTGAAGACGGCTTGGAACACTGACTCTTTTCGCTGAAGCGCCGCGACCACGTCACGATCGAGTGAAGTGCCGTACATGTCGAAGTACGACATACAGTCGCCAAGCTGGCCGTAACGATGCGAACGGTCTTCGATCTGCGAACGTGCGTCCAACGAGTAAGACGTTTCAAAGAATATTTGCGATGAGCAATGACTTTCACGGTCGGGTAAACCGAGTAGGGTATGACCGTACTTTGCCGCATCCGTTTGTAGGAACATAACGCGGGACGCTTTTTCTTCGTTAAACATGCGTTTCTGTTCTTCAACGTCTTCTGGCGACATGCCACCTTTAATGTATGTGGGGTTGAGGGAAGCAAATCGCTCCAAAAGCATTTCGAGCGCAGCCCGGTGGCGATAAACCACTGTCGTCTTACCGACAATTTCATCATTGATGATTTCCTCCACAGTGTTTAGGCGGTCATTCTTCGCCGGGTCGACCAGCCAGCGCGTTTTGCCATTCTCGTCTAAGATGAACCCGGCCTGGATTTGGGCCAGCTTGATGTACTTCGTTATGGCGGCGTCGACGCTTACGTTTTCTTCATCGGAAAGCCATAATACGAAGTCTTCTTCCATCGAACGGTACATCGAAAGCTGTTCGGCTGACATTTTATACTCGCGCAGCGTGTACACTTTCGGCGGAAGATCGGTCCAGTCCGATTTCGTCGCACGGAATACGTGCGGATCGATACGAGCAGCCAATATGTCCTCATTCATCGCTCCTACGACGGACTTGCCTTTGAAGCCGCCCATCTTGCAGTATGCGTTGCGGAACTGGTAGTAGTTGACGCCACTCAGCTGCTTGATGAACCGCATCTGCGCCCACAGGTCGTGTGGGCCTTGCGTGATCGGCTTGCCCGACAGAATGCGGGTGTACGGCATGTATTGCCCAAGCTCGATGATGGACTTGGTGGTTTGCGAGTCATGGTCCTTGAGCTTGATTGACTCGTCGGCCACCCCGAAAGTAGGCCGTTCTTCGCAGAAGTCCTTTATCAACTGTCGCGCCTTTTCGGTGCGCGCCGCCTCGTAGTTGACGATGAGTTGCGGGGGTCGACTGAACCCCCGCCGCATCGCTGACCGGATATACCGCTCGTTGTCGGGCGTGTAGATCAGCGGCTCGATGCCGAAGTCGAATTTGGCCTGTTCCGCCGCCCAGCCGCCCTTGAAGCTGTTGGGGGCAAAAACCACCGATCGGGACACGACGCCCATCGACACGTGTTCCAAGAAGTCCGCGTCGGTGGTCGACGTCTTGCCGAGGCCCTGCTCCATGAAGAAGCCGAAACCGGTCTTCCCGCGCGAACGCGCCAATGCCTCGGCCTGCGCCCCTTTCGGTGTAAAGTTGGTCATCGACCTCTCCTAGAATGACGCACTGAAATGGAAGTCTCCATATCACGCATCAAGTCTTCAGCAAAATTATTGATGGGACCGGGGTTTTCGGGCCAGTTTCGATCGATATGGTCGCGCACTTCAATGAAATAATTCAGGAAGTGGTTTTCGACGTATCGATTACCAAGCAACCTTTCCACACAAATGAAGTGGAACCCCTCCAACAGATCAGCTAGTTTCACTATTTTACGCACATAGTCGTCGTACGGGCCTTTGTCAGGGATCATATCGTCATGATCGGCAGCCATTTGCGCCTCGTTGAAATAGGGCTTGACCATCGTTGGCGGGTCGCCCATCAACGCTTCCAGATCGTCGTGACGGTGCGCCCATTCCATGATCCAGTACTTCATTTCGATGCCATCGTGGCCCAACCACTCTTTGGCGATCCGAACGGCGATCCGCTCGACGTTGAAGCAGTGCTCCGCCACCGACTGCGTCTGAATAGTGTGGAGGATGCCCCAACGCTTAACGACGCTGAGACGATGGTCTAGTTCGTTGAAGATCGAGTTCATCTTCCTCGCTCCGTTGCGATTGAGGCTATCATCATAGCGAAGTTGGCGACGTCGGCTGCCTCAAGAACGTTCTTGACGCTGTTGCCGCCAACTTCTCGGCGCAGTTCCTCGACTTCCTTAAGAAGCAGCTGGAATGCCTCGTCCACCGAAAGACCAGACCAGCGGCCTTTGTGCGCATTCTTTTCGAGCTTGTACAGCATCGCGTCGACGAAGCGGCGAATGTCGTGCGCGTACTGCACCATATCGCCCTCAAGCCTGAACGCGATGGTGACTGCGGGTTGGTCGCCCCTTGCGTCGCTGATTATGGCGTCGATCTTTTCGGTGTCGTCCCGATAATGGTGGGCTACCATGTTACGTCCTCCACCTTGGGGCCGTAGCCCCATAGCGGCTCGAACCCATATCTTAACCCCATGTCGCCCATACGGATGGCAAAATCCTCAGCATGAACCTGGCCCATATAATTGACGAAGTTGAAGAACACGAAGTCGGGGTTGTTGGCCAGCAGCGCGTCTTCGAACTGTTCTTGCGACCACGTAAAGACGCGCCGCACGCGTTGCGTCACCGTGGTCAATTCTGGAACGACGCCGAGTTCCTCCCAGGTGATTTCTTTCTGGTCGCGGTAATGACCGCCGCTATCGAAACCATCCACGTTGCCCACGCGGATCGGATAAGTGCGGACCGCCATGAATGTGCGCGACACCGCAGCGGGCGGCAGTCCAGCGTCGGCCAGCCCCTGCGCCACGGTGCATTCCCGGCTGGTGCATTTCGGGTAGAACCGTTGGTTGATCCCCAGCGAAAAACCCTGGGATATCTCCATAAAGAAGCGCTGGCCCATGATTTGGCGCTTCATATTGTGCCAGCCGTCGTGCGACATCACGTAGACGTTCTTCGGCATCGTGCCGGGGTGGTTGGCTTCCCAGTCCTGAAACACTGCCGTGGGGTCGCGCATTATCTTGCGCGAGATCGCCGCACCGGTCCCCGATCGGGTCCCCGCCACCGCCGCAATGGGCCCCTGCTTTTCGGCGTCCTTTTCGGCGTCGGTGACGACAGCGGCGAGCGGGTGGACGAATATCGGGACGTTGGAATAGCGATTCGCCTCGTCCGCGAGGATCATTGGGTCGATCACCGCCCCCGCCGAAAGATAAACGGGGATGTGGTTGCCGGCTAGCGACATATAGACGGCGAACGACGGCAGCTGCTTGAGCACGTGCTTGGTGTCGACGTAGTAGAACGTGTGGCCGGAATTGGGACCAGCATTGCTGATGACCCCACCCCATTGTGGTATGTCGTTCGACAGAGCGGTGTCGGCAAGGAACGCGGCGAGCGCGCCCTTGCCGGTTGACCCAAACTGACCGTCGACGATGATATGCAGCCCGCTATCAGCGAAAAACAACTTACTGTCCATCGGTGACCACCTGCGGAGCGATGGACTGGGAACGCTGCGCAGCTGCCAGGGTGCGTACCATCTTGTCACGCTCTGCCCTAGCTGACTCCATCTTGTCACGCTCTGCCATAGCTGACTCCAACTCCTTGCGGCGATTGGAGTCGTCCGCTTCCTGCTTGGCCTTCAGCTGGTCGACAGCTTGCTGCGCCTTTTCGGTGGGGCCGTCCTTGTCGGACATCTTGGCGACGACCTTGTTGCCGAGCGACAGCGAACCGGCCAGAGCGGCATAGCCCGCCGCGTCGACGTAATTGTCCTCGTTGAGCGGGTCGCCGTGGATGGCGCGGGCGATCTTGAGGATGTTCATCATATGGGCGACGTCGGCGGGGGTGATCTGCAAGTCGTCGATGGCAACGATTTCGCCCTCACCACCTCGGCGGTGTATCGTTGCTTGCTTGAGCAGCGTCGTCCACAGATCGCCGATCGTCTGGAACGAGTTCTCGGCTCCGCCGTGCTGGTTGCCCCGCTGCGTCGTGATGATCTTCGCCGCGTTGTACAACATGTTGTGTGCGTTCTCGCGCTGCTGCCCGTCGTTCAACTTCGTCATCGTACCACCTTATAAATAGAGCGGGCAATTTCTCCCCGCTTTGTTGGGCTATGCATTTGGCCGCATAGCATTTGCCATCTTTGTCCGCAGGCAAGCCGCAGATGAAGGTGCGTTCGTCGCGCATGTCGATACCGACCGTAGCGAAAAATCCACCAGCCTTGACGATCCGCTGCCCTTCGACGTATTGACGCGGCGACAAGGCGAAGAAATTGCCGTTGAACCGCTTGACTTCCGCCAGTGTCATTTCGGTGACCGGCAGCTTGAGCAGCAAGTCCGGGATACCCACGGCGAATTGATCCTCGATGCGGCGAGCGTAGCCGCCAGCTGCTTGGATAGCCTTGACGATCTCGCCCTTGTAATATGCCTCAAGCTTCGCCATGGGCCACCTGTACCATTGCCTCGTGTTGAAGTGCCACCGATGCAAAAGCCAACACAGGCGTTGGCATCCACGACCAATGAATGTCGGTGCTGTCTGACTTGACAACCACTATGACCACATTGTCGGTGTCATCGACAGTTTCAAGCACGCTGGCCAATACCGCCTTGGGGCCGACCTTTGCGTTATCGAGCGCGTGTATCTTCGCCATCAGTCGACCTCTCGTTTGTTTTCCCACCACCAACCGGTCACCTGGAACACACGGTTTCCGTCGATGTCCGGCTCGTCCATGTGGACTATCTGCGACTTCGGCAGCCAATACTTGCCGCCGAGCGTCAGTTCTACTAGGTGCGCTTTCGCCGTCGTGTACTCGATGCGCGCTTCGAATGTCTCGTCCTCGCGTCTCGTAGCCATTATATCACGCTGCCTCGTACTTGTCAAGGTACCCCGGCAACCAGCCGTGTTTATCCTTGAGATGCGGTTTGTTGTATGACGCTTCCGACCAATTCAGCCCGGAACCCAGTTCGATGGGGATCGGCACCGAAAGGTTGAACTGGGGCTCGTGCACCACGTTCTCGATCAGCCGTACCAATTCGCGCGGGTTATGACCGGGGTCGCGCTGCCAGATCGTAGAGTCGTGGATCGACAGCAGCATCTGGATGAGATTGGGGTAGGCGTCCTCGTACTGATTAGCGCGTAGAAGCGCCGTCTTCATGTGTTCGCCGCCGCTGTTCTGAATGATCCGGCTGACTGCCTTGTACGCCTCCCAATCGACGCCGCTATGATAGGCGCGCCGACCGAGAATGTCCCGGACGTATCCGCGCTGAATCATCACTGCCTTGGCGTCGTCCTGGAATTGCTTGATCATTGGGAAGGCGTCGGTCAGGAACATGCGGTGGTCGCGCCGCGCTTCCTCAATCGAATAATTCATGTGACCGGCCAGCGTCTTGGGGCTCATCATCGTCAACATGCCGAGGCCCAGCCGCTTAGAATGGTCGCGGTCGATATGTAGAATTTCAGACGATCGGTCGTGAATGTCCAGCGTTTCGGTGCGGTAGCCATCGAGCAACACCGGGTCCTGCGAATAATGGGTGAAGAAGCGCGGCTCCTGCTGAACGAAGTCGCCTTCCTCGATCAGCATACCGTCGTCGGGGATAACCAGTGGGCGTACGATCTTGCCGATTTCCTTATTGCGTTTCGGCTGTGCCTGCATGTTGGGCTCAGAACAGGATAGACGAGGCCCCGCGACACCGAATTCATCCGTCTTCGATTGATTTAGCACCGGGTGGATGCGCCCATTGTGGTTTTGCCGCTCGATCATCGGCAATATGAACTTGTCACGGGCGTTCTCGCGTTGCCTCACCGAAAGGATGGACTTGCCGATCTCGTTGGTTTGGAGCCATTTTTCGGTGAACGACCACTTGCCGGTGTCGGTTTTGGCGAAGTCGGCGTCGCTGAACCCATTGGCCCGGAACAGCGTCTCGACTTCCTTGGGTGACCGTGGATTGAAACCAGCCGGAAACGACGTGAGCGCCGCTGTTATTTCTTCCTTCATCCGCTCCATAACGGTCTGCGCATAGTTCATGTCTATGCGCATTCCACGGTGGTGCATGCGGGCGAGGTAGGGCAGTAGGTCGCACTCCAGCTGCCATGGAACACGCCCATCAACTGCGTCGATTAGCGGCTGCTGCTTGTGCCACAGTTCGAGCGTGGTCACGCCATCACCCGTGGCGTAATCGAGCACCAGCGGATTGTCGCCCGGCATCCGCCAAAAGTTCTTCATCGACGAGCGATCCGGCAACCCGCCGAAACGCTGTGCGATGGCCCGATACAACTCGTCGCCCTTCTTGGGGGTGACTTTTCGGCGTATCGCGCAGTCGTCGAGGCCATATCCGACCGTGCGGTCATAGATGATAGCCTCGTTAATCATCGTATCTTCCAGCGGCGACCACAAACGGACGCCGTGCTTGAGGCTCATACGCAGATCGAAGCCAAGATTGTGGCCAGTGGTGCGGTAGCCAAGCCGCGATCTTTCGGCGAAAGCAGCGGCTAGCTGTCGTTCGAAATCGTCGACGTCGGGTATGTTTCCACCGGCTTCGTGGCGGACCGGGGTGTAAAGGGAATAGTCAGCGTTGGTGACGACCCAACCGCAGACGAGGTCAGAGCGTTCGAGCCCAGTAGTTTCCGTGTCAAAGGCGATAGGATTGTTTTCATCGCGGATAATCTCCAATGTGAGTTGCGGATCGATATAATCTTCGATTTTCATGCTGTTACCTCGGCGCGATAATGTTGCGCTCGATATGGACGCTGTCGACCAGCGTCAAGCGGCGCGGACGACTATCCCAGTCGATCCAAAGCCGATAGTTGCGGGGCATCGCCGCCCAGATGTCGTTGATTTCGCGGAGTAGCGTGTCCATCCGATCGATCTTCGCTTCGGTGGTGGAATTCAACACATCGAAAGGACGCTCGACTACTTCGTCACGTGAAAACAGGCCCATTGTAGTTCTCCTAATTGTTGTGGGGTGGGCAACAGATGCGACTAGCGCGAATACCCACCCCGTCTGACCAATGGCGCTGCGCGCCTCCTTTGCCTTTCACCTGCCCCTCGGGTTGCAGATTTGCGGGTTCCATCTACCTCTCCGCTTCCCAGGGGCTTTACGGTCGTCACTCGACCCAGGATAGTTAGCCGGTCAGAATGTTTTAACGCCCGACACGTCGCGGGTTGCGGCGTCGTCTTTCGGTTTGGCAGCACCCGGATCGGAGGCGTCGTCGTGCTCGTCGGCAGCGCCGAAATCGAGGTCCTTGAAGCGCAGATAGAGATCGCGCGCCCAATTGAAGTCGGCCTCGGAGGCGTAGCCGTCGGCGGTATAGGTGTAGTTCTTGTAGTCGCCCTCGTCGCCCTTTTCGTTGGACGTGCCCATCACGTAGACCTGGCCCCACGGATCGACGGGGCGCATTTCGATTTTGGTGATCAGCCCCTTGGCGCGGGCGAGCGACGTACGGGTATTAATGACGAGGAACGGGCCAGCGTCCTTGTGGTCGGGCGACGCGAACAACATGCGCTGCGTCTCGCTGGCTGCTGGCCGGGATTTGGCGTCGCCGGGAATCGCCGATCCGAATTCGCTCAGCCCGCTTTCGGCGACGTTGCCCTTGGTTTCATAGGTAACCGGGTCCTTGACGCCCTTGAGCTTGACCTCAAACTTCAGGTTAGCGAACCCCTCGTCCCAATGGATGCAATCGCGGGACCGGGCGAGAATGCCGCGCTCGTCGCCGCGCGGAGCCCACAGGACGATTTCCTTGCGGCGCATGATCGGGATGATTCGGACCGACTGGCCCCAGCTTTCTTCCAGCACGTTGTGGAAGAAGTCGCCGATCTTGATGCCGTCAAATGTCTGCATCTCCGGCGACGTCGCCTGCATCAGCTTGACGCGCGGGACAATCAGGTCCTTGGCGTCGACCTTGCCGAAGCTGGTAGACTTGCCGCCCTGCAAGTGGGCCGGAAGCGAAGAGTCAGTCTTGGTAACAGCGTTCATAATACAGATTTCCTTTCGGCGTCTTGGCTTAATTAAGCCTTGGTGATAGATGTGAACGGCGACGAACTGGTCTTGAAGATTTCGGCGGGCAGTTCCTTACCCTCCGTCTCCAGCAAGTTCTTTGCGAAAGCCGAAAGCGTCGAGGAGTTGACCGTCTCGACGACCAAATCCGGGTAGCCGTTGTCTTTGAGCCACTGATGGCCCACCCGCTTGTCATCCGCCACGATCGAGCAGCTGAACCGATACGAGACGCCGCACCTGCCGACGCCTTCGATTTTCATGTTCTTGATGTCGCGGGCACGGAACATGTCCGGGATGCTGACGGTGGATAGCTGGTCTTTGAGTTGATCGAGCGCCTCGCGGGCGGTCTTGATCTGCTCCATCGCCTTGCGGAGCGCGTCGAAGTGCTTAATGACTTCGATGACGTCGCCGGATGCGAGCACCGCTTCTGTGTCTTTCCGGACCATTGACGTGACGTTGATGACCTTGGCCACGACGTCGTTGAGGATAGTGTTAGTGCTGGATTAGCCTCGTTGCGTTGACCGATCCGCCTTGGATCGTACTGCTATCATACCACAACGAGGCCGCAGTGTCAAGTAGTGTCACGAACCCCAGCGTTCATTGGGGGCGAATACGTCAATGCTATCCGTCAGCATATCGCGCATCACGTAGGCTTCGAGCGGCCACATCTTGCGCAGCGCATCTTCGTAGGCGAATTCCTCGCCCAGCTTTTCGTTGTAGTTGGCCGGGTCAGCCGGGGCCGACATTCCTTGCAGCGCATAGCCGTTGTTGAGCAGGATGACGCAGATGGTCATGTGTGGAATCGACTCGGGGTGTAGGTATTCTACCGTCGACACGCGTCGCTTCATCGCTTCAAGCGACACGCGCCATGGCGTTTGCTGCACTGCCTTGCTACGGTCGTCGGATGCTTGTAACGAATCCATGTTCGTTCTCCTTGTTGGGGTTTAAATACAGCGACGCCGCCAAACTTACTCCGAAGAGGGGTGGCGGCGTCGTGACTTGCTAAGCTCTACACTATATGCGCACTTAAGCTTCGGGTACCTAGCAAGCGTGCGGCGTTGTTCAACTCCCCGATATTTTCACAGCCTTTGGCCTCGGGGTTAGCGGGCCATTTCCACCACGGGAAGGCATATGACTTAGCCCGCGCGGAGGGTGGATTGGAATAAAATGTCCACCGGCTCTACGCGGCGGACATCGAGCGGTACCGACCTGCTGACGATCAGGCCGTTTCGCTCTGGTCGGACGACTGCGTTTCAACGGGGTCCGGATCGCCGGTCAAAGCACCCGCGTCCCCCTCGGTTTCCGTCGTCGACGTTTCGGCCTGATCGGCCGGAGCCGTCTGGGCGGTTTCGTGAGCCTTCGCCGCCGCGCCGGTCAGAGCCGGTTTCGCGATCGTAATGCCGGTTTCAGCGCCATCCAGGCCCTTGAGCTTGCCGTCCTTGCGAACGATGGTGGCGAGCATATTTCGCAGCGTCATTCTGGCGCGGCCCTGCGAGCCATGCAGCTTCTGGGCGACCTGCGACTGGTAGTGATCGACCTTGGCAACGTCGAGGCCGTTGCTCTTGCACAGCGTGAAGAACTTGTCGTAGTCGAACTTGCCCTCGGTCTGGCACTGGGCATCGATGAACTTCGCCAGATCATCCTGAGCGCCGCGGTATTTGCCGGCATATTTGGCCGGGACGATCGACTTCTTGGCAGCCTCGGTGTTGGACTGCGCCGCCGAAGCAGCAGACGTCTCGGCGTCGGGGGCGAACAGCATGGGGGTCATCAAAGCCGCGACGTACGACGCGGCGAGGAACGAAATTCGGGACATCTTGATCTCCTGTCGGTGTCGGCTTGATTGCTTAACCTGGGATCATCATATCACAGTGGATGGTCCCAGTCAAGTCCCCTTCGGAACACTCGTGCATTCAGAACTTATACGCCTTGCTGCCGCGCCACACGATCCGGTTGTCAGTGGTGCAGTCGTTCATCCCACGGTCATTTTCGGTGATTTCGAACTGTGGTTCCATTGGGGCACCCGTTGCCGCACCGAAAGTATCGATGGTGTCGCCCCACTTCTTGGTAAACCGCAGATATGCCTTGGCTCCTTCGACGTGTCGATGAATCAGCCCAGCGTCCTGGAACTCATGTAAGACGCGCTGCCCCTGAACCGTCTTGAAGCCCAGCAGCCGGGTCACCTCAGCCACCCGCTCATTGAAGTTGGACATGGTGAACGGATAGCAAATGTCCATATCTTCTAGGATGCGCGCCTCTTCGAGCATATATTTGGCGATGCGACGCGGCCACGACATATTGCCCACAACGACGATCGGATCGTTGCTGCTGGAATACTTGATAGATTCGACTTCGATCAGCGTCGTCGGGTACTCCATCAGATACTTGATGTAATGCTCGCGGACGTCGCGCCGATCAAGTAGCTCCTTCATTTCGGCGAACCATGGCTTGAGCTTCTCGGCCCACACCCGGAACTCCATTTCAGTCATGTTCAAGTTCTCTTTATCATACGCTTTAGTGTAGAACATCGCACGGTCAATAACGTTGGCCTGTCCGATGTTGAGATCAAATCGGTTTGAAGCGAACATGACGCGGGAGAAGATGCGGTAGTTATCGGAAGATTTGAACTTTTCCACGCCGCCGATATCGACATTGCGGACGATTTTCTTGATTTCTTCGGTCGCGCCGTCGCCGTTAAACTTTGCCTCGTCTAGGAACACCAACATATTGTCGATGAAAGGCTCGATCGAAAATCCGCCTTCCATCACTTTCGACGAAGCTTGCCCCCATAGTCGCCCCATTAGCGCCTTCATAAATGTAGTACCGAAAAAAGACTTCCCCACGCCCTGCCCGCCAATACACACCCATGCGATCTGCTGCTTGACCCCAGGATGCTGGAACGTCCAGGCGAGCCACTTTTTTACCCAATCTATTTGCCTTTCGTTATCGCTGGTTAGATAGCCGAGCAGCCTGTCGAGCCGCTCGATCAAGTCCTTCATCAGTGCTTCGTTGTAGTTTTGAGTTGGTTGGACCGGCCACCCTCGCCAAGAATTGAAAACAACTGTTGCTGCTTCCTCGCCATCATCATCAGACAGTATGTCTCCAGTAGGAGCAATGCGAAAAATACCGCCAGCTGCCAGATCAGGATAAAGATTCTTGATATCCACACGGCGGCGCATATCGGAAGACTCAAATACCTTGAAAGCTTCTTTAGGTTTGCCATTGATGCGAATCACCTCATGTTTGTGGCGCGTCATCAATTCGTTGCTCTCGTGGCTGTACTTGCCACCCTTGACGTGCCGTTGCCTATCGATGTACTCATTTGTATTCTCATCGTACACGTACCGGTCTGCGAGTTTGGTCAACACCGAGACGTCGGAGCCGGGCGTGAACACTGTTCGAAGCGCATTGACGAGTTCCCCGCCCAGCATGTTTTCGATGACTGGCCATCCGGGGATTTTCGCGTCCGGGTTTCGCTCCAGCTTACCCATGGCATCGTGATAAGCACGAACGCGCATGTATGGTTCTTCGTCGCCCATATACTTGCAGACGAAATGCAACATGGATTCGACAACGCTATCGTCGTCAACAGGACACCAAACATCGGCACTGACTACCTCATGATTGTTCATGGCGCGGCTATCCCTGACGACGCGCGCCAACCACCCACTTATTTTCGCTGCCGTCGTCTGTCGCTGACCCTCGACCCAGTGCGGCAGCATCGAATACAAGAACACACCGAAAGCGATGGAGCGGATTAGGTCCTTGAAATTGGTCTTGCGCGGCGTCGTAGCCGCGACCTGGTTCATGCTTTCGGCGGGCTTCCCATCTTTGTCATACCACACCGAAATGTCGTACTCATTCGCGACGGTCTTGTGAGAATATATGGAACCCGGCATCACTGTCTGTTTGGCAACGTAGTTAGCATTCTTCTTAGGTGTTGCGTCGGTTTCCATCGACCGTAGCTCGACGTGGCAGCGCTTGCCATTCACCATGAATGCTTTGGGTTCGAACTTCTTCAACGTGTCGAAGTTGGCGGATTCTTCCTCGCCTAATTGGACGAGGATGTGGGTGGGGAACCCGACAGAGCGACGCCCAAACCGAAACCGGGTATCGACATTACAGTGTGCGAGTGCTGCGAGTATACAAGCGTTAAGCGATGGGTCCGCAGCATCGATGTCAATATCAAGCCATCCTTGCTGTAGGTTAAAGCCGACGTTACGGTCCTGAAGTTCCTCATTATCAATCCAGTCCTGAAGGTTGGTGTCGTGGAAATTGGACTTCGCCCAATCGTCGCTGATGGGTATCTTGCCTGACATCTTCAGGAAGACCGCGCCCACCTGAATGAAATTGTCATTCACTTTCTTGGTGATGGCGCGCTGATTGTTGAGGAGACGCCGGTCCTCTGATCGGATGGAATACCCACCCTTGACTAATTCCATAGCAATGACCCCGTGGATTTTCCGCCGCTCCGATGCTGTGAAAGTGCGACGGGGGGATGGCCGTCCCGAGTCCCGCCGCACGATTCACCACGGAGCAAGTGGTAGTATAGCACGCGGCTAGCCGCGTGTCAATTGACGCCCTGAAGAATTGAATCGATCGACGCCGCAGCCTGTTCCGGCGTGGGGCCATTTTTCCAGCCTGAATTCTTCAACGCATCGTACAGCTGCTGCTTGATCGGGTCGGCTTTGGCTTCCGCCTGCAAGCCGCCGATTTCATTACGGCCCCGAGTGTACACCGAATGATCGTCGGAGTAGTCGTAATACCAGTCGGCCTTCTTACAGCGACTGGCATAGTCCATGTATTCTGCTTTCGTTGTCATAGCAACCCCACTTGTTTGAGTCGATCTACGATTTTCATCGACGTGTGATCGACCATAGCCTCGTCGATGAAGTACTTGTACAGCGCCTGTTCCATCACCTGCTTGATGTATGGAAACGCCGGATGCTGCCGTTTATCGACAGCGCTGCCGTCGGGATTGCCGGGGTGCTCACTGCCGTTATTATCCTTTCGCATTGGCAGCCTCCTGCGCAGCGATGTTGGCGGGCTTCAGTTTCTTTTCGACGTACTCCACTAGAGCAGAGTACGTCTCAGGGTCCAAGGCTATTTCATTCGTAGCCTCGTAGCCGTTGTGGGTGAATAGCCACAGATGGAACCCGTCGAACTGGGCGTAAACGCCATCACCTAGGTACTCAGCATTAACTTGATCGAAGTCCATTACTTCCTCCATACGCAGCGCGCGCTGCTGGTGTGTAGCTAGTGCCATGCCCGCCTAGTGGCGGGCTGCTGTGGCGTACGGTGCGCCTAGCCGTCGTTAGCCGGTGCGGGCTGCGGGGCGGGTGCCGGCTGGCCTATGTAGGCGGTCAAGCCTTCGTTAAGCACCTGCCCGAACATGTCGGTGTACGACTGCGCCACTCGTACCACCATTTCTGGCTGGCTGTTAGGAATGGTGCGCATCAGGAAGTCCAGCACCATGTCAGCCGACAGCGCAGCGACCGCGCCGAGGAATCGATGAACATCGTCACCGCGTTCATAGGCGCCTTGCAGCACCTGCTTGTATGGGCGATAGCAGCGATCGAGCAGCTGAATTTGGGAAGGAACCATCAGCGGGTCGCGCATCAGTTCCTTCACCATTTCGTCGATCTGCTTCTGATCCGCCTTTCGGCGCATCTCCGCCTTGATATCGATCGCCATCACTTGTACTCCACCGAAAGGTGGGTGGTGACCTTCGGCTGCGGCACCTCGGCGGTGTCGTATACAGCAACGGTCTGAAGCACCAGCCATTTTTCCCCGGGTTCAGCCACCTTAGCGATCTCCGCCGCAATCATGGAACGCTGCGAGACAGCGTCGGTGACCTTTGTGACGTCGCGCAGTGCATCGTCAAGACTAGACGACGTCTCGTCGATACGCACCGCGATGAAGTTGGTTCCTTGGTAGCGGCTCATTCTCATGCCTCCTTGAAGCGTTGCGCCGAAAGCCAGTCAGCCGGAGCAGGCTTGATGCCGTCAGGCGTATCGACCTGCTTATTCTTCCAGACGACACGCGCCAGCAGATTGCGCCCGGTCATTCGTAATCTGCCCTGCCAACCCGGCGTGGTGCGGTTGTATTTGTCGAGGCTCACGCCGTTCATGTTGCAGATGCGCTCGACCATCGCCGTGTCGGTGTTCTTGTCGCCAATGCAGTAGTTGTTGAGCAGATCGGCCAGCCAGTCGCCGCAATGGTTCGGGTGGCCGAGTTCTTTGTAGATTTGGCGATACCGCGACTTGACGACGGAGCCGCCCTTGCCGTCTTCCTCGCTTTCGGTGTTGTCATCAGCGGCTTGATCCCACTGTTCGAACCACAGGTCGGCGCGCTCGTCGCCGTCTTCGAACGGGCAGTCAGCTGCCATCACGCCTTCCTTGTAGGCGACCGCACCATCGAGCGCCACACCGGCCTCGTTGCGTTTGATCAGCGGTGTGTCGTCGACTTCGGGCTTGGGGTCCGGATCGGGCTGGAATTCATCGGTGACGACGACCTGCGTACCGGGGTCCGCGTCGAAATCGTCGCGCTCCGCCTCAGGATCGGTGAATTCCAGTTCTTCGCTGCTCAGCAATCGGTATAGTTCGACTGGCGTGTGGTATCCCGCCGACACTTCGGTGTTGCCGTCGATCTGGCGTAGGAACCCGGTGTTGGGTGTCTCGCTGCTCGCCACGTAGCGCAGCGACTCGTGTTTGTCGTATATGTTCTGCACTGCCAGCATCTGTGCGATCGCGTCCTTGGCGGACACGCCGAAAACCTGAGTAGCGGTGGCTGGGTGGAATGCCCGAACATGCGGCGGTTTGTCTTCGAGTGTGAACCCGTACTGCTCGGCTTGCCGCAGCTGGGCGTGGTGGATTTTGTTGGCCATTGTCTTGCTCCGATTTTTAATTCTACGCGTTTGGTTGGTGCCGCCCTCATCAGCGACACCTTACTATACCACACTGCGTTGCGGCTGTCAATGGGTCTTCGTAACTTCTGCACCCGTGAACAGTTTGCCGGCGCAGGCCAGCTGCGTTTCTTCGTTGTACTGATCGCCGAGCAGCGTGGATA